TTGAGTTAAATCACCTGAAGCTGCATTGGAATTAATTCCACCACCTACTCTATATGTGATTGTTAAAGTTGTTTGATTTGGAGACTCACCTAAAGTGGAGTAATCATCACCAAGTAATGGATCTATTGCATCTTCTAAATCAGCCGTAACACCAGGTATTGAAATACCCGCTTGCTCTAATTCAACAAATGTATCGTCCAAAGACCTTCCATCTCTTGAAATACCATTACCAAATACTAATGATGTTGTGTTGTCTGGATTGGTTTCACGAGTAAATCTTTTACTTGTTCTAATGTATTGTAATGAATATGGAACAGCCACATCTGTAAGTATAGTAGTGTTACCTTCACCTGGCAATACATCTTCATACGCAGTCCCTCTAACATCTTGTGTGTAATGTGTTTCAATTGGAACATATTCTTGAGCTAAAAAATCAACTTCATACCAATTATCATTATTTGAATCTACACAAGATATAATATCAATAACATTAGTGTCCTCTATTGTTAACTTTAAAAATTTAGTTGGGGCAGTTACAGTAAAGTTTACTGTTTTTGTTTCACCACTCACAGCTCGAACTTTTCTTTCTAATGTATATGATTGGGCTAATCCCGTATCCGCATTTGTTGTAGCTATAACTTGACCGTCATCTGAACCAGTTACGGTAAAGTCTACTATATCCAAGGTTTCAAAAACTAAATCCGTATTAGCGTTTGATGTAACTTTAATACCTTCAGGAAAAGATGAAGCTGGAGATGTAGCGTCACTACCATAATCAACTAAATGTTCAGAGCCGACAACAGAGCTAACGTCCGACTTAAATGTTAAATCAACATAAGCAGGAACAATTGGCTTAACTTTATATCCAAACATTTTTGCCATGTTAACAATATTCCTACGCTCTTCAGCTAATGGTAAAATCATTTCTTTATATTGTTGGTCTATATAAAATGATAAAACATCTCCAACATAAGCTGACATTTCTAACAACATCATGCCAGGTGAGGTTTCATTAAAATCACGATAGGAATCTGGAAAATAAGCTTTAGCATAATTTACCAAAGATTGTTTTAATTGTCCAAAATCTTTATTTAAATAATTTACATTTGAGTCTTTAAAATCTTTTTTATTATATGACGGCATTAATATCCTCCTCCACCACCTGCACTAGTGGTTGAACCACCACCAGCTGGTCCATCAACTGAAGATACAGCTATTTCTACTGACTCCAATATGTTTGGACTTTGTTTTATATTGAACAAAACATTTACACTAAAAGTATTAACATTTACCGATTCATCATTATTTGATGTTTTTACCTGTATGTCCTGCACTTCCACAAAAGGAAGAAAGGCATTAATGGTATCCACTATTTCGTTTTGAATTTGTAACGTTACATCATTTGTTATTTGTTGAAATAAATATCTACGTAATCCAATTCCTAAATTTGGTTGGAAAAATCTTTCACCTCTTTCTGTGTTTAATAAATTTCTTATGTTATTTTTTACAGCTTCAATTGTAGTTGAGGTTGATGCAAAAAATCCTTCTTTACCTTCTGATTTTCTAATTGGTAAATCAAGTCCAATAAATATATCGGTATTATTATCTTCAATAAATGGTTTTCTTGATGTATCTTTTATAGCCATTTTATATTAAGTCCTCTATGTCTTCTCGTATTAATTTAACTGTTGTGTGTTCCCTTTGTCCATCTTCATCATCTACATCAAAAACTTCTTTTGATTCTGGATCTTCACCTATGAAAACATAACCAGTTGATTCCAAAGCCCCATCATCCTTGTTTAAATTCAAACCAGGTAAAGTTGAACCCCCTTCAAGTAATGGTTTTATAGCTTTTTCAATCTCACTTTCAATTTTATCAACTAAAGATTGTATCACAGCACTAGCTCCAGGAATTAATTCACCAAGTTTTTTAACCCCATCTAAGATGGGTTTTTTGTCACCAAGTAAAGTAGCCATTTCAACATTTACCGATTGGTCTGGTGTTTTAAGCTCTTCTAATTTTATGGGTGCTTTTAATTGAGTTATGGTAAAATTAGACTCAGTTAAAAATTTAACAAAAGCCTCAACAGTTAAATCCACTTCAGTTTCTATAGAATCACTAACACTAATGTTATTCAATTCATCATCAGTAGCACCTGCGTTTTTAGCATCCACTTTAATGGCTGCTAATTTAGCTTCTATTAAATCGTCTCTTAATCCCATGTTATCTTGTGTGTTTCATTTTAGATTTTTCTTCACTTTTTTTCAATACTTCTCTATAATCTTTTTTTAAGAAATCCGGCGTTTGCCCATCGACACTTATAGTTGGACTTTGATTATTCATCATATCACCATATTGTCCACCAACTAATTCATTCATTCTTGATGAATCAAATTTTCCACCACCCATTGTTTTCCATTCTTCCCTTTGTGCAGTTTCATTCAACACATCATTCAATACAGAATTTTCTGTATATTGTTTTTTCTCAATAATTTTTTTTGGTTGAGATTGAGTTGGTTGTTTCAACTCAGTTATTACTTCACCAATAGCCATCGCAACTTCTTCTCTAACTATTTTTCTTATTATTGTTTTTATGTTTGTTTTCTTTTTCATACTCACCTCTTATTAATTTTGTTTTGGTCTGTCATTTGGTTCTATATAATGATATTGACTCAATACATCATTAAGTCTATTTCCTATGGATATAATTTGTGGTGCTAATGGCGCCATAGTTGAATCTACTAATGGAACTGGAACACCTTGTACTACTCCGTTTGCATTTTGTAGTACATCAATTAAATCTTGTAAAATTGTTTTTAATTGTTCTCCTAATACCATTGGCTCCATTACTCTTGATTCATTATTTTTTATTGGATTACCTAAAAATACAGAATTAGATTCAATAATTAAATCTTCATTGTTTGAAATACTTAGAGTTCTACCTGTTCCAATGTGAATATCTTTATTGGATGAAATATAAATATCATCTGTTTTTGAATTAAGTGTAATTCTTCCAGAACTTATTAAAGCCTGATTTTGTTTATAGTTATAAATTAATTCACCAACATCGTCAACATCATTTATAGTTTGAACTAAACTTGACATAAGACGTTGATTCTCTTCAACTTTATCTGATGATAATATAAAATCTATTGGTGATGATTCGTAAATACTTTTACCATTTTCATCTTTTCTGTAGACACCAAAATGTTCATTTAGAGTTCCATATTTTGTTAAACTTATTATTGAACCATCGTTTAAATTTTCCATTGGAGTATCAAAGTTTCTTCCATTTGAAATAAAAACATATGAATTATTACTTCTACTACCTAATCTAATACTATTTCCATGTCTACCTTCAAGTAATGTATCACCGGTTGTCTCAGCTATTGCGTCTCCATAGTCTAATTTATCTTTTCTAATTTTATGAAGTCTTCTATAATTTTTATTTTTGTTAAATGCTATACTTTCTCCATCCTCACCACGTTTACCAACATTACCAACATCGTCACCAAAATCTATTTCTTTTGTAAACCGTGGGTCTTTATTCCATGTTAAATTATTTTCAGTCGTATTGATTGGGCCCAAGTAATATCTTGTCTTTCCAATCGTTGTTAACAATACAGGATCTCCTTTGGACGGAACATCTACCATACCACGTAACAATGGAAAATATCTATAATCGTCACCAACAGCTGACCTTCTTTTGTATAATTGGTCTGATATGTGTGGGATAGCTATTATCGTGTTTAATGTGTTGTCTCCATCATATCTTAAACTTTCGTATGAGTGAACTACTTCAACTACATATCCTGGTACGAATTGTAAATAAAAGGGGACATCATATTTTTTATTCAAAAATCCTTTTACATTATTTCCAGGTATTGTTGCAAAAACTGAACCCATTACTGCTCCCTAATATTAATAGTTTTGTCTTTGATGGTATTTAATCTATCACTTTCTTTTTGTAAATCTTCAACTGTGTCTTGTAATGTTCCCATTAAGTCAGCTTTCTCCTCATCACTTAATAACATTGATTCATCAGACTCACCTTGTGATTTAGATATAATTCTTTGTAATACACCAGCGAGTTTTACCAGATGTTCATCATTACGAACAGCTGTTTCCATATACTCTTTTATAATTGGGGCAACCATTACAACATCATCTATGGTTGTAATGAATCCATGTATCTCAGATATTAACAAATCGATTTGAACTTTACGTTTTGTAGTGTTTTCGTAAATATCCTTTGTTAAGTCTTGAAAGGTTTTACCCTCGAATATTTCATTTTTATTAGACATACATTATCCTTAGATGTATTTATTCATATATAAATATTAAAATTGTAAGAAAGTTAATAAAAATAAAAAACCCATCTGTATTAGATGGGTTCTTAATGTTAATTATATTTACTTTATTTAGAAAAACTTCTTATCAATAATGATGTTTCCTGTTTTAAAATACTCATTAAATATTTTTTTATAGTGTTTTTTTAAAGTATTAACAACGGATGTTATATGTGACGTATTGACATCTGTCATTTCACGTATTAAAATGTACAATGATTTTTTATTAAAATTTTCAATGTCATCTATTTTTTTCATTAATTCAATTATAGAATATGCTACATTTAAATCTCTTTGCTTTTTAAAAATATATGGTAAGTTTTTTTCAAAGTATTGTATCATTTCATTTGTGAATTGTTTAATATCGTGCCTATTAGCTATGTCTGATTTTTTTTCTGTATCCAATGAACTCATATCAACATGACTTTTTAATTTTTTATAATTGTTATTGTTATGTAAAATTAAATAATTTTTAGCCACTACTGAAAAATAACTAAATGCTTTTGAACCTTTTGTGTGGTCGTATTTATGTATGTTCATCACCATAAAAGTTACAACTTCGTGCTTTATATCCTCAAATGGCATGTCAAAATAAGTAAACTTAAAGGTGTTAATTATATTTTCAGCTAATTTATCAAAAGCCTTATGTATCCTATTTTGATAAACTTGATTTCTTTCACTATTATTATTTGATTTATTATATTCAATAATAGCGTCTTGTACCTCTTGACCAAAGTATACTTTTCTTTTAGCTTTCTTTTTCGGCATTTATCGTCTCCTCTTCAAATATCTCATCAAGAGATAATTGAATTTGTTTTAATTGTTCAAAGAAAAAACCAGTTTCATCATCAGATTCATAATGCCCTTTAGCATCTACAAGTTTCATTTTTTCTGTTGAGAATGTTATTACTTGTTGAATTTGTAAGATTAATTCTTCATATTGTGTTATTCTTCTTAACGAGTACCTCAACAATACTAAAGTAAAAATAGTTATTGAGAAAAATAATATTGTTAAACCCATCCACATAATAATCTCCTAATTAAACAACTCATCAAATTTTGATTTTAAGTTGTCTACTTGTTTTTGTTCATCTTTTGTTTTTGGAACTTTTGTATTTATTGGCCCTTCCACTTCAGTTCCTCTATTCCATTGGTCGAACTCAATGTGAGTTGCCATCATATCCGCTTGATGTAATATATAACACATGTTTGTTCTTAGTTTATAATCTGGATTATAACCTTTTAAATAAGCCGCATTAGCATCATCATACAAACCATCTGTTAATTTAATTCCAATGTATTCTTTGTCTGTAACCTTAAC